CTTTACATAAGTCATCATAATGCGCTTTGTAAACAATGTGGTGATACTTCTTGGGAGCCTTCTCTGGTTCTTCTTCAAATTCTTCTGACCAATCTACGAGATTAAGCGCGTATCGGTAAAGGTCATCGGGCGACATTCTCTGCCCTTGTAGAATCAAAAGACCGCCAGGGTCAAGGCGAGTTTCAGCTTCAGTTTCCCACCAGTTAATCAAATTCTCGCGGGCTTCAACTGTGCGGATATTTGTCTTATCTACAAGGTCATCCCAGATAACGGTATCAAAGCGACCACCCAAAAATCCAGAATCCATTCCGTAGGCAACAAAGTTTGGTTCTTTATCATCTACCGCAACTCCACCATCTTGAGCCAAGATAAATTCATCTAGCCGCCAAAGATCAGAGTTGGAAGGTTTGAACCTGCCGAAGTCTGTAATGAGCGTGGATTCAGCATCTTTGGCTAAACCCTTTTCCAATAGAACTGGGTCGGCTTTGACTGGGGTTACGCGTTCAAAGGTACGGCGAATACGACCTGTGTATTTGGTTGCTTGTCCTGCGGTACGAGAACCAATCATGGTACGGCGAGCGCGATTGCGAACGGCAAGCCATACTGGAAGATCATGGGTAAAAAATGTGGACTTACCAACACCAGGTGGGCAGTTTACAACTACATATTCCTTGTTAGGGCTTTCGGCTAGAGCAAGAACTTTATACGCTGCTTCCTCAGCCCAAGGAGAAGTCGAGCGAGCAAAGTAGCGTTGGCGAAAATACCCGAAATCATTGATTGCTTTTTCGGCATCGCCTTTAATCTTTTCAATGTTGATAACGCCGGCAGATTCAAACCCTGCTTCTCCAAGAACGCGGTTAAGGCGAGATGTGGGAGTGCGATACTGGCGCATAACTGTTGAGTGGCTAATGCCAGCCATCTTTGCGGCAGTACGCTGGGAATGTCCATCTTTGATTGCTTTGGCATATTTACGCCAACGCTCATCATCAACGCGTAGATTAGCTCCTGTCACAACTACACAGTACCTTACTTTTGATGCTGGTTTTCTTTATACCTGAATAGGTATAATAAATTCTATGTTTTATTTTGACATGATCTACTAAGTCCTTTGTCCAAATCCCCAAAGCAATCATTACTCCATCTGGACACGGGTAATGTTCAGACTCCCACTTACATCTTGGGCAGATAACAAAATACTTATGGGTATGTTCTTCCAACTTAATACGCAATTTCCTCTAGCGCATCTGCTATGCGTGATAGGACTGTAATCAAATCTTCTCTGTTGAGTTGTAGATGAGAGTAATCAGTTTCTTTTTCAACAATAACTTCCTTAAGGATTGTTGCTTCAAATGAAGCATTGGTATTTACTGCTGGGGTGTGAATACCATCCCACTCATACACACTTCGACCATTACTAAAAAGTCTTTTAATGTAGCCCATGATTTTCCTTTCGTAAGTAATCTAAATCCTAGCACTTGTGATAAGGTTTTGCTTATGGCTCAGAGAGAAGTTATCCCTGTCTGCTAAGATGGGTGCGGTCATGGGTGTTCAACGCCCTATACCAGATAAACTTCGTATAGACCCAAACGCTAAGACATGGAATGATCTAAGCAAGGCAGAGAAAAAGATGCTATTCTCAAGTGCCTTAAAGGAAACAAACCGCAATAAAAAGCGGCTATCAAGGTAAGAGTTGTCAGGCTAGCTCTATGAAAGTCTGAGGCCGTTTCGCACCGGCTCTAATCCTCGTTAGATGAGGCAACCTGCTCCTGCTCAAAAGCCTTGGTTGAGTTATCAAAGATTAGCTTCCTTTAGAAGCGAGATCATCTGGTAGGCGTAACACAAGTTACCTACGCCCGAGTAACCCAACTAGATGATTACATGAAAGCGTAACTTCGGGCTAGGCACGAATCTAAACTTTAGAGAGGCAAAACGCTAGTGAGTGTGTGGGGTGGTTTGGTTTGTCACCACGCGATAAGAGCGTACATCTGAAAACAAAGATTGATTGAAATGAATTACTTAATAGCGTTCTTCAAAGCAACTGACCTTGGGTAGCGGTGTGAATAGATTACGCCATGACATATGAGTGATATGGTGATAATCAAATATAGACACGCACCCAGCCTCGGCACTCACCCAGTCAAACCCTCACCCTCAAGTAGAGGTTTAGAGTTAGCACACTCACGCTTGAGAGATACATGACCCTCAAGAGATACCTAGAAGAATAGGTGAGTGATGGTGGCTGAATGAGTGGTGAAAAATAAAAGTCTGATACTTGAATGAACCGTAAGCAGAAAAGATTGATCATCAATAGGTAATGGTTAAGTGTTGAATGGATTGTGAGTGGTTAAGTGTGAATATGTAAGGATTAGGTGGGAAATTGAGTAATCCCCAAAACCCTCCAATTATCTCCCAATTGAGCGTGAACCCTCGCCACACCTAACTTCCAAGCAGGATACAAGTTTCGCCACCACTTAGGGGAATTATTGCCACCACTTGCCACCACTCTCACCACACGCTCAATTTGCCAGGGTTAGACATCGGAACTATAAATGTCTAGCCTTAGAATCGGTTCTAAGCCCTATCAAGAAACGGGGCGGGGTGATTACACCCTGTAATTCTTACCCTTTCACACCCCAAGCGTCATGAAGATTGCCCCGCGCCGTAGTTTTTGAGTACTTGCCTTTGCGTAATCTATGCCCCTAAAATGGGAGATGAAGGAGAGGCGCGAGTGCCTTTCCACTATCTGAAAGGCTTGAAATGTTTATCTATCTGCTAGCAATAATTATCCCCATTTCGCTCTTTGCGCTTCTTCTCTCTTTAGAGAATGGGGAATCCTTCAATGTGTGAACTTTGTGGAATGTATAAGTCAATTACTTCGCGCCTCTTTGTCTATGACAACGGAGAGCAAGTATCACTAGCGGTATGTGAAAGATGTGTGACTCTCCATAATCGCTCTTCGCGTATTTATGATGGTGTGGAATGTACCAAGTGCAAGACAGTAATCCACCCTCTAGCCGTATTCCCTAACGATTTGTGCGTAGATTGTCACGCGCTCAATTTTGTAATGCCTTCCGCAAGTGAATTAGTAGAGATGTGGGGAGGGAAATAAAGTGAGCAGAGAAGTAACCCCGCAAGAGTTATTTGAAGCAACTAAGGAAGTAATCCCAAGCGATGTGATTCATTCTATCGCTTGGGAGTTTCCTAATTATCTTTCGGTTCTATTCAAGAACCCACAAGGTGCAGAAGGATTCCATGCAGAGTTAGCACTTGGCTATTCACTAGAGAAGGAAGAAGGCTACTCGTGGAGCCTTACCTCTGCCGATGGGTTTAACCTCATGATAGGCGAGTGTGAAGAATTACCAGCGAAAGAGATTGCGCTAAAGGCTTGGGAGCAAACACAAAGAGAGGATTTATTTTTCTGCCCCGCTTGTGGCGAGATGTATGACTATCTCACAATGGACGAAGGACATCACGCAGAAAATTGGTGCCACGCAGGGAATTTATAGCAAGGAAGCGCGCCCGAGTCGGTCGGCGAAGGTTTCAAGTACCTAGCGCGCACGAGTCCAAAGAGGACTTAGCAAGACAAGCGAAAGGGCAAGACATGAACAACACTCAGAAACTATCTTTTGATTGCACCTGCAATGGGTGCAGAAATTACCCTACGCGCCCCGCAGACATTTGGCATACGAGCCAATTAGAGGGCAAGACTCAAGGCTATTTCTTCAAGCCTTCAAGTATGCGGATGTTCTCTAGCCGTATCTCGGACTTCAAGCCCGTAGGAATTAGTAAGAGTGTCATCTCCTCGCTCTATGTAATTGTGTCCTCGAAGTACGGAATTGAAGGCGCGAGCCGTTATTATGAGATTCTCATAGTTTGCCCTTATGGAAATGTATCCCGCGATTGGCAAGACGAAGGGCGCGAGTTAGCAAAGTTTGACACGCTCGCAAAGGCTCGCAAGAGTCCACGATGGACGGGCAACGCTCCGCGCCCTGTCTGTAATTGTCACGGTTGCCAATTAGACGAAGTGGGGCGCGAGTAATGAAACTCACAAAGCGCGGGAAACTCGTCAGAGCTTTAGCCGTTGCCCTCTTAATCG